ACCGTGAATTCCAGCGTCACGCTCAGGTAGCTCGCCGAGCTGGCGAACTGGATCGTCCCCGCCCCGATCGTGTCGGTGTGGGACGCGGAGAGCCCCATCAGGTAGTAGCCGTTGGCGTCGTGCGCCCAGCTCGCCGCGGTGAACGCCGACGCCGTCCCGTTCTTGGTGATCCGGCCGGACGGGGAGCTCACCGCCGTCTGCTCGGTCAGGCCGTCGACCCCGACGAACTGCGGCGTGCGGCGGGTCGCGGCCGTGGACTGCCTGAGATACCCGATCCACATGTCAGATGGCCCCTGTTCGTCGCCGGTGCTGCTGGACCCGGGCCAGGACCCCCGCCGCCGGGGCGAAGGCCACGTCGTCGACCGTGATCTGAGAGGACCCGGACCCCGACAGCCACGCGAACGCGAGCGTCAGCGTGCCCGGGGCCAGGGTCAGGTCGGCGGTGCTGTACGCGGTCCAGGTCGTCGTCAGGGCCTGCTCGAACACGACCGCGCCGCCGACCGTGACACGGAGCGTCGCGACCCCCGCCGCGGAGCGCTTGGCGACGAATCGCAGCCGAGCCGGGGTGCCGTCGCTGGCGAAGTCCTGGTAGGCCGCCCCGAGCTGGTTGATGTACATGCACTGGTAGTCGTACTGCGGGATCGTCGACTGGCCCGTGATCCCGGCCGTGGCCGGGGGCGAGACCCAGTACCACGTCGCGCCGGACGGGTAGTTGGCGTACCAGCCCGCGACGTCGGGCGTGGAGAAATTGCCGTTGACCAGCGTCGGGATCGGCATGGCGGTCAGGCTCCGGGCCGGGCGACGAGCCGGAGGTTGCCGCGGTGGCCGGAGTCCATCGCCACCGACAGGGCCGCGAGCGAGCCGATCGCGTTGGCCGCCTGCTGGCGGCTGAACTTGAAGCCCTGGAGGTTGGGCTCGGCGGCGCCCGAGGTGTCGGGGTCGTCGGCCAGGAATTCGGGCTTCTGGGGCGACCCCCAGTCGATCGCGTGCGCCGAATTCCAGGCGAGGAACGCGTCGACGTCGCCCACGAGGGACAGGACGTCGCGGGAGAGCGCGGCGAGGCGGTCGGCGATCTCGGAGGCTCGGGCGTGGGTCTGGGCCATGACGGTCTGTCTCCTTGACGGGGCGGTCAGGCCCGCCCCTCGATGCAGCGGCAGGCCAGCCAGGTCGACCGCTCTTCCAGGTTTCGGACGGACTCGATCTGGAGGACTCGCGACGGCTGGTCGCGGAACGCGAAGCGGCCTCCGGCGGCGATCCCCGGGCGATACCGCAGGATCACGTCGTGGGTGGCGTCGCTCTGCGCCTGGGCCGCCTGGTACGCCTCGCGGCCGGACAGCGGGTCGACCTTGGCGCGGACGACGAAGCGGTCCACGATCGACTCGACGGTCGAGCCGGTGGCGTCCAGCGTCTCCACCGCGTCCTGGTAGATCAGCACCTGGCGGAGCTCGCCGGGGTCGGGCGTCCTCACGGATAGTTCCCCCAGGAGAGCTGCCCCATCAGGGCCTTGACCGCGAACGGCACCTCGCCGACGGCCCCCGGGGCGACCGGCAGCCGCCGCTCGTACCAGTGGGCGGCCAGCATCGAAATGCAGAGCTTAGCCGTCTCCGGGACGGCCGAGGCGTCCCCGTAGCCCGCGACGTAGCGGACGGTCGGGGAGAGGGTGTGCGAGGGCCAGGCCCCGACCCCCGAATACGGGAGCAGCAGCCGACCGGGCGTGCCGATGACGGCGCGGTAGCCGCTCGGGTCCATCACGGCGGACTGGTCCGCCGAGTCGAGATAGCCGACGGACACGACCTCGACGACCGGGGCCCGCGGCAGGCGGATGATCCCCCCGCACCTCGGGAAGTCGTCCCAGGTGGTCTCCAGCGTCTGGGTCACGAAGGCCCGGCCGGTCAGGCCTTCGACGTACTCGCGGGCCGCCCGGATCAGGCCGGCGATCAGCGCGTCGTCGTCCGCCAGGTCGAGGGGGATCTGCGCGTGGCGCTTCGCCTCCTCGACCGTGACGGGCTCCGATTCCGGCGGCGTGACGACGACGGTCTGCATGGCGGGTTACTCGCTGTCGGCCTTGGGCTCGGAGCGGTCCTTGGCGTCGGCCAGCGCGCGGGTCGCCGGCTCGTTCACGGCCTTGCGGACGCGGCGGGGGCCCGCGTCCTTGCGCGGCGCGGCGTCCTTGACCTCCACGGCGTCGCCGCGGGCGATCAGGTCGTCGGCCACCTCGTCCTTGAGGTCGTGGGCGATCTGGGGGCCGTAGCGGGGGGCCTTGCCCTCCCGCGCGGCCAGGCGTTCGCCGCCGATCATGACGTCGGTGTTGAGGTAGACCTTCTTCACGGCGATGGCCTCACTTCTTCTTGGGGTCGGCCTTCGGCTCGGGGGCCTTGACGACGTGCTGGGCGGGGACGCCCGGCTCCGTCACGACGACCTCGTCGCCGGGCTTGGCGTTGGGGACGATGCCGTCGGGCACCTTGACCTCGCCGTCGGTCTCGACGCTCGCCGGGACCTCGACGGTGGCCTCGTTGGGCTGGGCGACCGTGACCTTGACGGTCTCCTTAGCCCCGACCTTCGTGACGACCTCGCCGGGGCGCGGGGCGACCGGCAGCACCTCGCCGGTCAGCTCCGGCGGGGGGACGACCGTGGGGGATCCGGTCGAAACGCCGTAGGGGCGGATCGGCGGGCCGTCGTAGCCGCCGACGATCTCGCCGTCGCCCTTGGCCACGATGTCGCGGCCTCGAGTGTCGTCGACCTCCACCACGTCGCCGGGCTTATGGTCGACCTTGCCGACGAGCAGGTCGCGAGTCAGCTTCACCTTCATCGTTCACCTCGCCTGGATGCGGGAGAAAGGCGGGGTTTCGCGCCCCGCCCGAGGATTCGGCCGCTTACGCCGTGGTGGCGTCCTTGATGACCGCGAACGACTCGGCGTTGCGGATGTTGAGGTCGACGTCCTGGAGGACGGCGACGCGGACGGTGCCCGAAGCGACGTTGGTGGAGCGGTCGATGCCGACGTCCATCCCGCTCCAGAAGGCGATCAGCAGGTCGGCCCAGTTGCCGAAGATGACGGCCGAGCAGACGCCCGAAGACGACCCCTTGGTCAGGTTGCTCGGGACCTGGTTCGACACGGCCATCCGGTAGCCGTTGGGCTCGCCGTTGTTCCAGAGGAACTGCGGATAGCCGGAGACGAGCTCGGTGGTCTTCAGCCGCCCCCGGACCTTGGAGTTCGTGAGGTAGCCGAGGCTACCGAAGTCGGCGTTGTCGGCGGCGACCTCCGTCTCCATCTGGACGAGGTGCGACCACGTCACCGGGCCGCCGTTGGTGCCGATCGCCACCGTGGCGACGTTGCCGCCGTAGTTGAGGATGCCGAGCGGCTGGTTGGACGAGCCCGAGCCGTTGATGGCCGCCAGGTCGACCGCACGGGCGACGACGGCCATGAGGTCGTTGCGGACGAACGCCTCGGCGTCGATGCTGGACTGCAGCATGAACCGCCGGGTGTAGTCGGTGTACGCCCCGACCGTCTTGGGCGTGAGCGTCACCTGGCCGATGGTCTGGCCGCTCTCGGTCGGCGCGCCGCCTTCGGCGATCCAGTAGGCGGTCGCCGACGCGGTCTGCTTCGGCAGGGCGAACGGGCCGCTCATGCCGGTCAGGACCGTGGCGCCCATCTGCTGGACGACGAGCCGGTTCCTGAGGATATCGATGAACGAGCCGTAGGCGTTGAAGATCGCCCCCGTGCCGGCCGAAGTGTCGAGGTCGCGCTTCTGCAGGCCTTCCACGTCGCCGACCCGGAACGGCAGGTCGGTGGGCACGTACATCCCCTGCGCGGGTCGGCCCCGCTTCCGCTCGATGTGCTTGTTCGTCTCGCCCTCGAGCCCGTCGACCTCCTTCCCGGCCATCAGCAGCTGCAGGCCCCGCATAACGGAGAACTGATGCCGCCCGTTCCGGGTGTTCTTGGGGTCGGTGTGCGGCCCGTCCTGCGAGCCCCGCTCGGCGTACGGGCTGGAAGGCCGGCCCCCGGCGCGGGGCGGGGGCGTGTCGTACCGCTCCTCCAGCTCGGCCATCCGCGCCTCGAAGGCGTCGGCCTTGCCGGCCTGCTCCATGAGGCTCTCGTACTGCTCGAGCGCGTCGGACGCCTCCTTCTCGTCCTCGGCCGAGTACTCCTCGGCCTCGGCCATCCGACGCTTGATCTCGCGGGCCTTCTTGAGGCTCTCTTCCGCCCGCTCGCGAAGCTTCTTGCCCTGGATCATCGATCACTCCTGCCCTCGCGGGGCGGAATCAAACCTTCTTGGCGCGACGAACCGCGTCGTCGATACGCCGCTGCATTTGTTCCAGCCGATCCGCCTTGTAACGACGCATTACGTCGTGCTTGTGAACGGCTTCATCGATCCTCGATTCCAACCGGCGGACTCCGTCCACCCTTACCTGCTTGATCACGTCTGCAGATCTGACGGCAGCCCACGTGTCCCGGTAAGCGGGATTCGTGACCACGCTCACGTCGAACAGGTCAACGCTCAGGATCTCGACCTCAATGACCTCGAGCCCGCCCTCGTTCCGCACCCGGACCGTCTCGCCGTCCTTCCGAGGCAGGAAGGCGAAGCTCATGTGGCGGAGGTACTCGTCGGCCAGGAGAACAACCGTGTCGCGCCCGGCCGTGGTCTTGGGCGGGATCGACTCGGTGTAGAGGCCCCGTTCGTCCTCCCGCATGTGGAGCGTGCCGTTCGTCGAACGGCCTAGAATGATGTTCGGGTCGTGATTCAGCAGCGTCACGACGTCCTGGCCTGTCGCCAGCGCGTGCTTGAAGGCCCCAGGGCGGATCACCTCGCGGATCTCGCGGGTTGCCGAGCGGGAAAGCACGGTCGGGCTGTTAAACACCGACGCGTAGCCGTGGATGACCGAGATTTCGGAGTCTCCACCTTTCTTCTCGACCCTGAGTTCCGGTTCGCCGGGGAACCACCGGCGTCGTTCCGTGCTCATTCCTGCGGCTCCTCCGTCGGGGGCCCGTCGCTGGGCTCTGGTGGGGGCTCGGCGGCCCCGCCGCCGGACGCCGGGCCGGTGTTGAGCGGCATGCGGTGCTCGTCACCGCCTTCGAAGGGCGGGAAGCCTTCTTCAATGGCCCACTGGTTCGGGCTGAGGACGCCCCGGTCGGTCATCGCCGAGAACATGGCCGTTCGAGCCGCCGCGTCGCCCCTCAAGAGCGCCGAGAAGTCGTGCTTGAAGGTGAAGCCGGCGGCCTGCTCTTCTTCGGTGAGGAGCCGCAGGTTGAGCGACTCCTCCAGGGCCTTGGCCCAGGGTTGCAACGCCGTCTGGACGTACTCGCGGTTGGAGGCCTCGACCGTGCTGTAATGCATCTCCGAGTAGTCCATGACGCGGTGCGGCGGGAC